AAGATGAAAGCGAGTTTGAGCGTTACGGGGTTGACGGTACAGTATTTTGGGCAAACGGTGCGGACATTGCTCCTGAATTTCTTTATGAAAATGGGACACCATATAAAGCATAATTATCTTTTGATACAGACGAGGATTGAGCTTCTTAGACTTGGAAGCCACTCTGAACTATTTGGGAAAAAGAAGTGATAAACTATTTATAATCAGTCTAAATTACAAAGATTTCCGTTAAAAATATTGTCAAAATGATTTATTAGGAATTACTTTGCAAACAAAACTTAAAAAAATAGATATTTGTATGAAAAATACGATATTTACACTTATTATATTTTTATTAGCGGCTTGTTCTTCTTCTAAAGAAAAAATAGATGCATCGCAATTTGTTGGGGATTACGAATTAAGAAGCTGTTTTGATGAATCTAATTTTTTCCCAGATGCGAAAGGAGGATGTGAAATTATAAACAATGAAGGAGTTGTAAAAATAGAAATGCGAGTAGATAAAAATTCAAATGAGAGCGTTTCTGTCTGTGGATATATTGAAGGAGATAAAGTTAGGTATGATAATGGAGAACTTTTTGGAGAAATTTTAAACGGAAAAAGTTTTTGGATATATCAAAATAATGGAACAGTATATGAATTTTGGAATAAATATTATAATGGGAATAATAACACAAATGAAGGAATTTCGGAGAGATGTATTGCTATAACCAAAAAAGGAACAAGATGTAAAAGAAAAGCTGAAAAAGGTAGTTTATATTGTTGGCAACATAAGTATAATCATTAATTTATATATACATCATGAAAAAAATATTATTTTTACTGACCATTTTAATGTTTATTCCCATTTTGGGAAATTCACAAACTATTAGAAAAAAAATTGCAAAAAAAGGAAATATATTTATCAATAAAACAATTGTAGACGGGGGAGAACCTATATATTTCCTCATGGGGCAAAATTCGGAATATAGTAGAATTATAGATATTGTATCTCCTTTGTATGGCAAGAAAGAAGATGTGATTTCTTTTTTTGAAGGAGCCATAAAACTATACAATACTTATAAAGGAGAAAATGTATCCGATGAAATAAATAATGTTGAAGTAAGTTTATCAAAAGTGCTTGGAAGTACAGTGATATTTGTTCAAGACAAAAAAAGTAATGGGTATTTAACCATGAAAAAAAAAGATTTAGATTTTTTCTTATCAAAAATGAAAGAAGAATGAAAATATAACAAACTGTATATGCATTTCCTCTCAACTGCTTATTTAAACAGTTTATAAATAATAAAGCCAGACACTAAGTTTGGCTTTTTCTTTTTCTCTTCCTTTTTCTGATTTTCATTTTTGCCTTTCTTATTTAGAAAATTCTAAATAATTCAATATCTTTGTATCACCATGTGATGTTGCATGACACCCAATATTAGGACTTATGGCAAACGAGTTTGTAATTACCGATGTAGTAAGCGATAAAGCTTTAAATCAACTAACCAGCCTGACTAATAAATTTACGGAAGTTAAAAAAGCATATGCGGAGTTAGGGAAAGAACTGGCTAAATCTTATAGTATTCCGGTTTCTAATTATGACGACTTGACTAATAAGGCAAGATTATTTGAAGAGATTCAAAAAAAGTTAATTACAACAGAGAAAGAACTTGCTAACATCCAAAATGAATATAAGGCTCTTTTAAAAAACATTGCAGAGGAGACCCAAAAAGCCACAAAAGAAGCTTTGGAGCAGGCTAAAGCAAATGATTTAAATGCGCAAGCAGAGTTAAAAGCGGCTAAAGTAGAAACGGAAAGATTAAAGCAGCAAAAGATGCTTAATCAAGAAAAGAAGAAACTTAAAATTACCACGCAAGAAGCTATTGCTTTGACAAATAAAGAGGTTCATTCTATTAATGAGGCAAAAGAGCAAAATAAACTGCTTCGCATTGCAGTTTCCCAAGTTACTGATGCAGAAGATAAAGACAACAAAGTGCGTCAGCAATTAAATAATCAGATAGCTAAGAATACAGAGTATATACGCAGAAATACTGATTCATATACTAAGCAAAAGATGGCTATTGGGGCATATAAGAACGAAATAAAGGCTGCAATAGTCGAATTACAAAACGGAAATAAGACGTTTAAAAATTTAGGAATTGTCGCCAAAGGATATGGAAATATCTTAAGGTCAAATGTAGCAGGCGGACTCAATGAAGTTAGAATTGGGGTAGGTTCTATGGTAAAGGGAATGGTTGGAGCACAAGCTGTTATCAGTGGGTTCCAAAAGCTCATAGGTTTATTTAAGTCAGGTGCTCAATCTATTGTTGATTTTGAAGCTGCAAATAGCAAATTAGCAGCAATTTTAGGTACTACATCTAAAAATATAAAAGACTTGACAACTGATGCTCAACGATTAGGTGCGGCAACTAAATATACAGCATCACAAGCTACTGCCTTACAAATAGAACTGGCTAAATTGGGATTTTCTAAAAATGAAATTTTGCAATCAACGGAGGGTATTTTAAAATTTGCCCAAGCTACTGGCGCAGAGTTGCCAGAAGCAGCAGCTCTTGCAGGTGCTGCACTTAGAATGTTTAATGCAGACACATCAGAAACGGAACGATATGTATCTGCAATGGCTGTTGCTACAACCAAGAGCGCTTTGTCTTTTTCTTATTTGCAAACAGCGATGCCTATTGTGGGTCCAGTGGCAAAAGCTTTCAATTTTCAGATAGAAGATACTTTAGCCTTATTAGGGAAATTGGCAGACTCTGGATTTGATGCGTCTATGGCCGCGACAGCTTTAAGAAATATATTCCTTAATCTTGCTGATAGTAATGGACTATTGGCTAAATCATTAGGTGGAGCGGTAAAAACATTGCCTGAACTTGTGAATGGGTTAAAGAAGTTAAAAGAGCAAGGTGTGGATTTAAATACTACGCTTGAACTCACTGATAAAAGAAGTGTGGCTCAATTCAATACATTGCTTACTAATATTGATGCGCTTATCCCTTTAAGAGAACAGATAACAGGAGTTGAAGAAGAACTTGGGAACATGGCAAATACTATGGGGGATAATGTACAAGGAGCAATTCTTGGATTGTCTTCGGCATGGGAAGCATTTATGTTGTCTTTTATGGAATCTACTGGGCCAGCAAAGAATGTTATTAATTTTTTTGCAAGAGGTATTAGAAATATAGCCAATGACTTGAAAAATACAGAACAATTACAAGACGATTACAATAATCGAGCTGTGTCTATGGCTCAGAAAGAAATGGCTACATCTGACGTGATAGAGAAGCATACAAATCGTATGCAAAGGTTGTATAAAGAAAAATTAAATGAGGGTATGAAAGCAGATGAAGCTGCATTATCCGCTAAAGAAGAATATCTTGAAACATTAAAAACTCAACTCATGTTTGAGAACAATGCCTATGAAGAAGCTATAAATAATAGAAGAAAAGAAGAAAAAGCATTGGATAATATAGGATTTTTTAAAAAAAATACAGAGCGTTCAAAGGAGCAAATAAAAGAAAGTATACATAATTTTACAGTATTAGCTTCCGGAAAAAAAGCATTAGCATCAATTACACAAAGTATAATTGATGAGCTGGATAAACTTGATTTACGACAAACAGAAGCTATTGGCAATATAACACTTCCGTTAACGGATAAAGAAAAGAAAGCTTTGGAAAAAGCCGCTAAAGAGCGTATTCGCATTCGTGAAGCTTTACAACAATCCGAACTGGATTTAATGGATGAGGGATTAGAGAAAGAACTTGCTAAAATATCATTGAATTATAACAAGCGAATTGCAGCTATTAGAGGCAGTTCTAAGGAAGAACAAGCAACCAGAGAAAATCTTGCAAAAGCAATGCAAGAAGCTTTGGAAGATAAACAATTATCCTATGGACTTGATAAAGAAAAGTCTCAAATTGAACATAAATTAGACATTGTAAAAAAAGGGAGCGAAGAAGAATATAGATTAAGATTGGAATTGCTCGATAACGAAAGGGAGCAAGCTATAAATGCTGCTATAAAAAACGGAGAAGATGTTTTTCTTGTTGATGAGAAGTACAAAAGAAAACGATTAGATTTAGAAGAAAGGTACGCCTCTGAAAAGAATAAGAAAATACAAGAATCTTATTCTTTTCAATCGGTTATTATAAATGCTGCAATGTCTAAAGAATTAGATGAAGCAGCTGCACAATATTCTCAAGGTTTAATAAATAAAGAAGATTATGAAAGGAAGAAGCAGGAAATAACAGAAAAATATGCTATAAAGCAAGCACAATTAGCCATTGATTTAGCCAAAGAACAACTAAATACACCAGGTCTATCGGAAGAAGATAGATTAAAATTGAAAGAAAAGATAGCACAAGCTGAAATTGCCCTTGCAGAAAAGGTTAGGGATGCAGAAATAAACGCAGTAGATAAATCAGCTGAAGCTAACAAGAGGAAAATGGATAAAATAGCAGAAACTATTCAAGCTATATCTGATTTACTGGGAGGATTTGCAGATTTGGGAACTGCTATTTTTGAAAGAAAGATGGAAGAAGTGGAAGCTGAACAAGATGCTAATGATGAAGCATATGATAGAGAAGTCGAAAGAATAGAAAAACTTGAAGAAAATGGTGCAATCTCCACCGAAGAAGCGGAAGCTCGTAAACGTGCCGCGGAGGATAAAACAGCAAAGAAAAATGCGGAGCTTGAAAAGAAAAAAGCCGCATTGCAGGAGAAGCAAGCAAAGTTTGACAAGGCTAACAATATTATACAAACGATAATGGCTACATCTTTAGCTATAATGAAAGCATGGACTAATCCATTTGCTGCTCCTGAGATAATCCCATTAATTATAGCACAAGGAGCAGTTAGCTTGGCGACCATAATAGCCCAGCCCATTCCCAAATACGCCAAAGGAACAAAAGACCATCCCGGCGGTTTGGCAATAGTAGGTGATGGCGGCAAGAAAGAGGGTATCGTAACTAATAACGGGCTTTTTATCACTCCTGATAAGCCGACATTGGTAGACCTTCCGGCGCATGCGCAGGTAATCCCTGATTTGTCATATATCTATGACCGTAGAGGACTTACATCGGATTATGGTTTATTGGAACAAAAGCTAAAGAATATGAGAGAAGAGGGGATTGTTGTTAATGTAAACAACGATTACAGCCGACTTGAAAGAAAGATGGAAAGTAATACCAAACAATTGCAGAACATTGGTCGGATTATGAAGAAAGCCAACCATATCGCGGATTATAATTGGATTTCAAGCAGAGTATAAGATATGATATATAATGACTTAAACAAAATATGCCTTTCCCGCTTTATAGACATATTCCTGGGGGATATTGATAAGGTTGTTCAAGGCGGAAGATATAGTATCAGGGAAAAGGCTTTGGCGGCCGAGAAGCTATGCAATGAATACTTATCAATAATAGGGGGAAAGTCTGTTTCCGCTCAAATAAACCGGAAAAATGAAGTGCTGAAAATTCAAATCCGATTAAATTGTCTTGCCATATGTCAGGAACTCATTTCTTCCGGAAACTGGAGTGATGCTGTAGAAGTCATGTCTGCTTTGGGTTATAAATTCAGAGAGGACGAACATGATAAGATAAAGAACCGGATAAGCAGCGTTTCCGCTTCTGACAATTACCGCCTTGCAAAATTGCAGGAAACATCTCCGGATATAGGGAAAATAAAAATGGATAGGGAATATTTTACCAAAGAACGCGTTTCTTTAATGTCCCATGTAAAAATGCACATTGATGAAAACACGTTCTCCGCCAAAGAATATGCCTATATGGTCAGGCGTATGTGTGATGACATAGATGCTATGATACGTTCAACTTCAAAAAAGAAATAGATATGTATTACAGATGTGAACTGTTGATAGGCGGAATGACATATGACGCCACAAATGAGCTTGTTAATTGGGACGATGTAGAGATGTCTTTCAAGAGAGGGGATTATGACGGAGTTGTTCGTAGTTTTTCCACAAAATTTGAGTTTACCAACGGCGCTTATTCGCTATTGCTGAAAGAATATTTGTCGAATTACCTGAACTCATCTGCAACACTCGTGTTTTATACCCGGAATAACTCATGGCTGTTAAATGAAAAGTTCAGATGTGCTTTGGACTACTCCACATTTTCCTACAATGATACGACGTGCGAAATAAATGCCGTCGACAACAGTCTCGCAAGCTTGATTAAGGCAAAGAAAGGCACGCAGTATGAATACCCGGTAAAAGAAATAAAGGAGTCCCAACCTTTGGATTATGACAGATTGTTAATGAACAGTGATATAAAATGGTCTATACCAAGTGACGCAGAGGAGCCTAATGTTTCCCATGTAATGACTGCTTATCCTAATGCTTATTATACTATTCCTTTTTATATGTTAGGACAACCGGAAATTGCAACAAAGGACATTGTAGAGGTTTTTGATACGGCTGAAAACCGATTTGAAAGTACGGAAAGTCTATTCGGAGAATATCTGTTCAAAAATATATCTGACAGGGATTTGACCATACGGATAAAAGTAAAATTCAGTGTATTCATTACGTATCAGAGACCAGGCGTATCCTTCCCGATATATATACGGCTTTCCTCTTATAATGAAAATAGTAAAGAGCTTAAAATATATTATCAATCCGCTACAATTCAAACATTTAATACATACACTGTCGATATTGATGAGAATTTGACAATATCTCCAGGTGAGATGATTAATTTCAATATAGCACTTGCAAAATCTGACCCTATATATCAAAATTTTCCCGTTAATTTTAAATTCAACAGTCTTGACACACCGTTAAATATAAGTTTTTCCGAGCGTGGAAAATCTGTAAAAATAGATTGTATCAGTCCTAAAGTATTGCTTAACCGTTTACTGAGGTCTATAACTGATAAGAACAATGTAACAGGTGAAATCGCCACCGGAGTAGATGAGCGTTTAGACATGGCGATGATAGTTCCGGCAGAAAGCATACGAGGACTTCCCAATGCCAAAATATATACATCTTATACCAAATTCGCCAATTGGATGAGCGCGGAATTTGGGTTTGTCCCTGTAATCGGTGACGAGAAGGTGACATTTGTTCATCGTGATACTTTATTCCAAGATACAGAAATAAAGGACTTGCAGGACAGCACTTCCGATTTGGAATACAATGTGAATGCCGGACTGGTTTATTCGGGGGTAAAAGTCGGGTATGACAAACAGGATTACGACAGTGTAAATGGTCGCGATGAATTCCGCTTTACCAATGAATACACCACCGGCATTACATTGACAGATAACGTATTGGAATTAGTTAGCCCATATAGAGCCGATGCTTATGGTATGGAATTTCTTGCGGAAAAAAGAGGTGAAGATACGACTGACAGCGACAGTGATAATGATATATTCTTTGTTGGAGCATCACTTGACGAAGAAAAATACAAGCTTGTAAGGGATGGATATACAATATCCGGTGTCATATCTCCTTCTACTATGTTCAATGCCATGTATTCCCAAAGGCTTATGATTGAAGCAAACGCAAGGTATATAGGTGCTTTTGCCAACGCGTTGGAGTTTACATCATCTGACGGTAACAGTGATGTGACAATCAATGGAGTTAGCGAAAGGTCGAGCATTGTATTGGAAAACAAACTGTTTACAGTAGGAGAACTTTCCGTCAAGACCGGAGATTTGGAAATACCGTCAGACTTGAAGGGTTACATTCGGGTGGAAAAGAACGGGCGTATCTATAAAGGCTACGTAAAAAGTGCAAGCTATAATTATGGACGACCGGAAGCGGTAAAATATTCTTTGATAGTCAAGAGTGTAGATTAATAGATGAGGAGATTCCATATAAGTCTATCAGGCACTCGTTATTTTACAATGTATTATTTGGAATTGGTCTAAATAGTATGTATATTTGCGCATGATGTGTGAAGTTGCACATCACTATAAAAGGACGAAAAGACATGGTAAAAGTTGGTGATGTTTGCCCTCTTTTTTTCTCACCTGTAAAAGATAAGTTTGGGCTTGATATGGACTATATTCAGAAGTTCCACGCTTCTGATAAAATCCATATACAGGTATTCACTAATGCTTCTGAGGAAGTTTCAGCGAGCCTGAACAATCTTGCCGCAGGAAATTCTACACCAATATCACTTTCCACATATAATCATAATGACAATGTAGTGATGTATTACGCCATTCTTCGAGACTTGGAGGATGCCGTATATACGGTTACAATCAACGAATATACATCAGAACCTTTTATCGTATGCTCCTCTGACGACTTGTTAGAGGAAACTGTGCTTATCCGTTATTCCCATAAAAGCAATAACTCCGCTTTTGATAACATATTTTGGGTAGATGATATTCAGCAAGTATTTAATTTTCGTGTGGAAGCAGGATTTAAACCTGGAGGATATTCCCCTCGAATAGATAATGAGCAATATCGCAACCAAATGCAAGAGATAGAAGAATTATACGCAGTACCTTATGATGTATATAATCTTACAATAGGAAATTCAAACGGTGTCCCTTATTGGTTTGCAAAACACATAAACCGTATTTTATGCCTTTCTATGGTGGAAATTGACGGGACAAGATATGTCCGTTCGGAAAGTTCTGTTCCGGAAATGACGCAAGTTATTGAAGATAGCCAGCTGTTCCATATAAATATGGCTCTTGAATTACAGAATAACGATATTGCAGGTATTGGCGGCTCTCCTGAAGCTGGTTCTTCCGCCTCTTTCCCCGCATTCCTGATAGACCACGCCAAAGATGGAGAGATGTTGCAATTCAGCGCAGAAAAAGCTGCATTTACTAATGTTGATAAGGTTGAGGTATGAAAAAAAGGCTTAGTAAAATATTATGGTTTGGTGATGCTCTTAATGAAAACAATCAGGCAGCTCCCCCTGCTTTATCTCCGAGTGATGAAGAGCATTTACAAGGTCTGAATCTCGGGGAAATATATATATGCGTCGCAGATGCCGACCCAGCACTGTTCATCAGGACTTCTGCCGACCGAATTGTCTACTTTAAGGCTCTTGATATAGAGGCTTTATCTAAGTTCTTTATAAGAAAAGACAGACCGGACGAAGCTGGATTTTTAATAAAGTTCTTGGGTGGATTATATTCTGATTATATCCAGTCCATGAACTTCTCTTCCGGTGCTCTCGGTGAAGGCTTTGTTATTAAAGTAGACAGCAAGACGGGTAAATCCTACATTGAAGTGGACGAACTCTTTGTGCGTATCAAAGCGATGTTCTCCGAACTGGAGATAAAGAAACTCTCTTATGCAGGCGGGAACTACATGTTCACCGCTGCCGGAATGAAATGCGGAAAGGTTGAGGAACACGAGGATTTTTGGCGGTGCTATCTGCTGGTTGATGATGGGGAGACGGCTATCGAGAACCCGTTCAAGGAAGGCGACCAGGTACGTTTTCAAGACTTCAATATCAAGCCGGGTGTCTACGAGAATGTATCCAACCGTTACTATTGGCGCCTATGCGTAGGTGTTGGCGAGGACTACATAGACCTTAGCAAGACGGCCTGTGATGCAAACAGCGACATACCGCAGGAAGGTGATAGTCTTGTACAACTCGGAAACAGAACAGACAAGAAGCGTCAGAACGCAATCACCTTGTCCGTATATGGCGATGATGCACCGAGTATCCACCAGTATGCAGGAATAAATTCTTATTCTTTAGCAGGTAAGGAAGTGACGGTTATCAGTCCGCAAGGCAACAAGTTCATGGGAGACTTTATCTTGAAAACGGGAATAAACATTATGACCCAATTCAAGATACTGGAAGATTTGATTTACTCTGAAATCTCCAAAGTGCTTGACGAGGTGCAGGCAAAGGATAATTATCTGTACAATGCATCATTTGCAAGCAATACGAACGGTTGGGAGACAAAGAACGATGTTCATTTCTTCACTGTAAACGGAAAGTTCTTATTGGTTAACGACAAGTTCTATTCCCGCAAGGACGCCATGGCTGCCGTTATCAGAGACGGGGATAGAAACGTGCTTCGTATTCTTTCTTCCGGAATAAAACAGTCAAATGCGGACTTAGCCAATAAGCCTACCTATGAGGAAGGAGAAGAACCGAAGAAGTTCTTTATCTCTTTCCGGTATAAGGTAGCTACAGCCGGAACGCTGACAATAGGATTTCCCGGTCAGAACCTGCATTTCACCGAACGTCTTGAACCGAGTGAGGAATACGCAATAAAGGAGTATTCCGGCACATGGGACGGAACGGGCGATTTTGAGTTGAAGTTTACGGGGGATATATACATACACTCGTTGGCTCTTGCCGAAAACGCATTCGAGGATTTATATACAAAATTGAGTTCCGAAATAAAGCAGACAGCGGAAAGTATCAGGTTGGAAGTAAAAGAACTCTCGGAAAGCAACAATCAAAGGTTCTCACAGATTGAGCAGCGGGCTGATAGCATTGAATTGTCTGTTACAAAAATAGAGGAAGATGTAACGCAGTTGGGACTGGACATCAATGGAGTTACCGATGAACTTAAATTATATGTCAAAAAAGACGGATTAGGTTCAGAAATCAATGTGGCACTTGATAACATTTCCGTGGTTTCCCAAAATATATACTTTACCGGAAATATATCCGCCAACGGGAATGTGTCTATTCAGGCAGACGGGACAATAAAGGCTATTGGTGGATATTTTGAAGGAGAGATAAATGCAGACAGCGGGGTGTTTAAAAATGTAAGAACTCCTAACAACTCTTTGGTGATAGACGAAAATGGGAATGTTAGCATTGTTGGCAAAATATCAACTGCTTCGTCAGGCACAAAAATAGAAATAGACCCAAATACTAATTCTATTCGGATGTATAATCAAAACGGTAAGGAAGTGGGAGGTATTAATTTTATGGTTGAAGAATGGGGAGGTTCGAATAATTACTATCCCAAAATTAGGTTGCATACATATCATGGAGACGAAGAAATTTCTGACGTAAGTTTATCGGGTGGAAACATATCAATATCGGTAAATATGGGAGGACATAATTATTTCTGCAATTTAGAGCCTAGAGCGGGCCTTTTCTTCTATAAAGACAATATTAGGACCAAATCGTATCCAGCAAATTAATAAACGCAAAAGTTATGAAAAAGATAAATTTTAAACAATTACTGATTGCTACGGACATTACCCGTAAGCATTGTGAAAATATAGATTGTAGAGAGAATTTTGCGAATGTATTATACCGGAACGGTAACGGTATCGCATCGCATGCACTCGCTTTGAAGATATACAACTCCAATGAAGAGACAGAGTATACCGATGAAGAAGTATCCTTGATACAAGAGCATGCAAATGCTTTTTGCAAACCTTTTTTTATTGACGCGCTCAATCGTGCTATCAACAATCAACCGGAAGAAGCAACCGATAAACAGGAATAATTATGGCTTGGACAGAACAGGATTATCAAGAAATAGTTGCCCGTCTTATGGCTAACTCCATAGGGGTTAATGAAGTACCGAATGCGGACAAAGCGGATGATGTAACATCATTGCCTGCATTTAAACCTTCAGGAAGCAACAGTGAAGCTTCTGTGGTCAATTATCCTTTAGAATTTTTGAAAGGAGAACAAGGCGAGCCAGGTATACAAGGAGAACCTGGGAAGTCATTTAAGGTAGCCGGAGAATACGCCACCCTTGAAGCCTTGAAATCCGCTGTTCCCGATGGTTCGGCAGTTGACGGGTTCATGGCTGTAGGCACGGAAGCCCCTTATGATTACTACGCATGGGTGAACGGCGAATGGGTAAGCCAGGGGAAGATTGGCGGCATGGACGAGGCGCCAACTGATGGAAAGGCATACGGTCGTAAGAATGGGGATTGGGCGGAAGTTTCTGCAAAATCTGACGTTCTTACCAAGACCAACAGTGAAAGTTTCACCCCAACCTCGGACTATCAGCCTGCAACGAAGAAGTATGTGGATGATAAACACATTTTGCTTACGATTACAGATGAAGCTCATATACAGTTGATTTCAAATCAAGAAGTTAAAGCAGGAGAAGCCGAATCAAAAATAAATCTTGTATTTGGAAGCATTGATAATTTTAAAAATATTATACAGAGATTATTAAGTGATAATATTTTATTCCTAAAAATTACAGAAAAAGAAATCTTTAAAGTAAGTACGAGTCACACATATTGCAATCCCGATAATGGAGCTTATGAACTTTCGTTTATTTATACTTATACTTCTATTGCCGATGCAAATAATATTAGCTTAGTTACAAAAAGAATTTTTATTGCATTGAATTCAATTGCTACAAATTTTTTCGTAGTAAAAGATATACTCGTTTCCGACAACCTCACCACCCTCACCAAGAAAACCGCTGCCGAATACGATACTATTGGCTCTAAGGATGCCAATACAGCATATTGTGTAACCGATTAAAGGATAATGATTATGTTAAAAATAGGAGAATTGACCTCAGGGCTATTTGCTGGAGATAAGCTGATTGCGGGCAAAGAATTTGATTGGAGCAAATTATATGATGCTTTAACCTATTTACCACCTACTGATACACAATATGGAACAAGAATGTTAATAATAGCCAATCTTAGTTCACACGATATTAGTCTATATAGAAGTGGAAAATTAACTATTGTTGAAAGTGGTAAAATAGATTGGTATTCTAATGGTGTAGGTAGTAATATTGATTTTGATATACAAAATGAAAGCAACGGCCCTGTTAGATATTTAGAAATCTATAAATGTAGACTTGTAGGTAGTAGTGATTCGCAAATGGAAATTAATGAAAATATATGTCAACCTGGAAGTGTTATTCAAAGTTTTATTGCTGGCGATTTTGATGATTTAGATTATGTACTTTTTGTTTTTGATTATAATGAATAAATAAGATGATGTATATGAAAACAATCTACTACAACAGCAAATTAGCCAAACTTATCCTCTTTGGAGGCTACACAACTATAATGTTCTTCGGCTTCATCCTTACGAAGCTGAAAGAGTTGTCCGAAACAACTATCCGCCATGAACGTACACATCAGAAGCAATTCTTCGAGTGCATGGAGATAGCGGCTATCCCTTCCGTATTGCTGGCATTCCATGTCAGTGCATGGTGGCTGTTACTTATCCCGTCTTTCTATTATCTGCTTTATTTGACAGAATGGTTTGTGAGCTTCGTGTACCACCTGTTTACAGACAACAAGATTGGCGGCGGTAAGGTAAACAATAACGCTTACCGTGCGAGCGCATTTGAAATGGAAGCCAAACTCAACCAGGATAATCCGAACTACTTGAAAGAACGTAAATGGGGTGCATGGTTCAGATACTACGGCAAGATATGAAAATCCCGTCCTACTCTCACGAGCAAAACGGAATGACAGTAGTTCGCTTATTTGATAAGAGACACAAAGATAGGAATAATTGACAAATAACGATAAGATGAAGAATAACATTATTACCCAAAGCATACCGGGTGGTTTCTCGGTAATAGCAAGTAGTTTTATTGCACAGTCATTGGAACACATGATACCGTGGCTGATAGTAACATTTTCAGTCGTTGTATGCGATTTGATGTTCGGGATAAGGAAATGCCTGCTATTGGGTGAAGAATTTCGGTTTTCAAGTGCTGTGCGCCGTACTATGGGTAAAATGGTGACATACTTTGCCTTTGTTTGTATGGTGGTGATGATAAATATTGCTTCCGGCAATAAATGGAATATTGATGTGTATTCATGCTTGTTTGTCTGCTTCATAGAGTTCTGCTCTATCATAAGCAATATCTTGAAGCCAAAGGGATATAATTTCAACTTACTGAAAGCGTTGGGATTGTTCGGAAAGAAAGTGCTCGATGTCGAGAAAGAAGATATGAGTGAAATAATAACTAAAGATAAAGAGTAACAAAATGAAAAAGAAACTGATTATCGCAGCGATTGTTATCGCTATCATCGTGGGAGTTATGCTTTACATGCACTACACACCGTTTTGGGTGAACCTGACTACTGTTGTATCATTCGGTGTCGGTGTTGTTGCCGGATGGGTGGCTCGTTTAGTTTATGACAAATATTTCAAGGAGGATGTGCAGAATGAAAATATTGATTGACAACGGGCACGGAAGTAACACTTCGGGCAAGTGTTCACCGGACGGAAGATTGAAAGAGTATGCGTATACCCGTGAGATTGCCATACGATTGGAAGCGGAGCTGCGAAAGAAAGGCATTGACGCAGAACGTATCGTCAAAGAGGAAATAGACGTTCCCCTATCGGAGCGTTGCCGTAGGGCGAACGAATACAAGGCAAGTGACACAATCCTCGTATCTATCCACTGTAATGCAGCGGGAAGCGGCTCTGAATGGATGCAGGCACGTGGTTGGGAAGCGTGGACTTCGGCAGGTCAGACGAAAGCCGATAAATTAGCTGACAGCTTATATGCGGCAGCCGAACGACTTTTGCCGGGTATGAAGATACGCAAGGATATGACGGATGGCGACCCTGATAAGGAAAGCGGGTTCTACATCTTGAAGCACACGAAGTGCCCGGCAGTCCTTACAGAGAACCTATTCCAAGACAATAAGGAAGATGTTGGCTTCTTATTATCGGAAGAGGGAAAACGGGCAATAGTGGACTTGCATGTGCAGGGAATTGTGAACTATTTGAATAACTCTAAAAAGTAAACATCATGGCAGCAGAAGTTTTATCATTTCAAAAAGAAGAAGGCAAAACAGCGTATTACGCAACGTTTGTCAGTGACGGTAATCCCGTTACCATACAGATAAAGAACAAGGGCGGAATGGTGACTGTATTTGCCAATATCGAGGGCATGAATCCTATCCCGCTTTCCCCAAATGCCAATCAAGCCTTAGGTCCTTCCAATGTGATATTTCGTCTTATTGGCATAGCGGCAGGTATGGAAATTACAATAAGAAGTGCTACGAAAGTGTCAGAAGCTAAAATGATTAAAGAGGGATAGCCTATGAAACCAATCATTATCCCTCACATCAGCATTCCTATAATCGGCATTCCCGTAATCAGCATACTTACCATAGGGTTTCCCGGTGCTGGCGGAAATAAGCCGCATCCATTTCCTGACGAAGGGTATTTATTATTAGCCAATGACGCTCCATTGTTGTTGGCTAATGAAGAGCCGATATTGCTTACAAGTAAAAATAAATAGTAGTATGGAAGAGAAAACAGAAAAAGGACAACAAATTGGACAACTCCCCAAAAGAGACGTTTTGACGGGTAATGAGCAGTTTCCATTTCAAGAAGACAGAGAAAACGGTTCTATCACCCCTAACGCCCTAAAGAGTTTCATTAGTTCTGGAAAAGGTGGATATATGAGCTATATAACCGAGTATAATGTTTCTATTCATCATCCTTCATCCGGGATTGATGGCAGTAATAGATATACATTAGAAGATGCTATTGTTCAAGTTCCGGAAACTATAAGAATAGCCGGGCTAAAGGTGTCATTCTTGAACAATAGCGGACTTGTGGAGACATGGGAATTTGCAGGTGGAGTATTTGAAAATATCGAGAACTGGAAGTCAAATGAAGATAAATTGACTGACATTAGAGATGAAGCAATCAGTAAAATAAAGGAAGTTGAAAGCGATGCTATTTCCAATTTCAGTTCCCAGCGTGTTACTCCTGATATGCTGTCCGAATCAACCAAGCAGTTTATTAATGCAAGTGGTGGCGGTACGATAAACAATCTTGCGGATGACGAAGACCTTGTGTCTGTAGACAAAGGGGAAAGCTTAAGTGTTTTAAAATTTGCCGACCGTGCTTATAATCTTGAAACGCATATAGGAATGGGATATAAAATTCTGCGCAGGAATATTATAGACGGTAAAAATATGCTTACACAGGATATGGTTAATCAGCCTCATACAATTTATATGATTCAGTATGATTTTGATTTGGATGGTGCTCAAATCACTATTCCCGAAAACTGCATTTTGAAATTTGACGGGGGAAGTTTGAGTAATGGCAAGTTGACTTCCATTGGTTATGCCAGGTGTATAAATTCGGATACCCCGGATTATTCAAATGAACTTAAATGCGATATAGACAATAATTTTGTAGACAAATTTCCGATAAATCCATATTCTAAGCTCCAGCAGAAAAATGATACGATACTGACTCTGAATGTGGGGTATTGGTCTAAGGAAACTCCGGTGGAGCAACCTGCACAATTCATCAATTACATTAAGTCATGCGGATGTATAGGTATAACGGTAGTTATTGCCTTACATAACGATGAGAAAGGGAATATTATACGGGATTATCCAGAAAACTTTTATGATTATTTCCATACTAACGGTGTAAATATAGAAGCGGTCAAATTCCATATAGATGGAGGTGATTATAATGGACGGGATAATGTGGAATTTTATAGAAATTACGTAAATGAAGTAAGGGATATAACCAGAGATTTTGTAGGAAAGAATGACGTACATGCAATATTTATATTGAATGAGTGGTATGAGCCTACAGATGAAAGGAATAAGGATATGTGTAATATAACCAGGTCTTTAATATCAGATATAAAGGCTTGGGGATTTAAGGTCGGAATATCGGGGTATAGGGGAGACAAATCCAATATGCCCTTTGATTTATTCAATAAGTTTGACTATAAAGGGTTAAATATATATCCATTTTTCGGGTTAAAGGATGAATTTACAACAGAAGAGAACACGGATATATACACTCCCTTCAATTTACTATATAATACAATGTCAAGCCATGGCAAGTATGTGGCAAATTCAATAACGGAGAGTGGAGCTTCGGAAAGCTATTATACATTGCGGAATCCGGCAGATAATACCGTAAAATACGGTAAAAATTTTACAGAGTATTCCCCTCTGATTCATTTGTATAATAAAGGTCTGTTTCATTTTGCAGGCAATTTAAATCCCAAATTCATATGTACATGGTATTCTAAACAATTGTATTTGGGAAAAGTTGAGGATTTAATCAAACAATATTTATTCTAATAAAATGGCTACTTATTATATTATAGGAAAAATATGTTCTACTGCTAATGGATATACATTGGGTACTATTAGTAGATATAATAGTTATATTGAAACTGCCAATCATATAAGTGATGCAATGGTGGAATATCCGTTCTATATCAGGCATGATGCCGAAGAGTCTCTTCCTAATATATCTAACATAAGGAATTTTAAAAGTTCTATAACAGGTTTATATATCATCAAGAAAAAAGATGATGATAATTTATATATAGCTTCTGTTTCAAATTTCAATTTCAATATAGATTCAAGGACTGTATGGTATTTTGGACTGTATAAAAATACTGATTTTCAAAACATACTGTCAAATCAGGAAATGGGAAGAACTTCAAATGAATCGGTTACAGATGATGATATAGAAGAAAAGCTTCAATCGTCAATTGGTACATTATCCGATGACCATACAATCCTTGTCAAGAATAATATTATTGTGATAAATTACTCCATTGACAATCCTGGTGTATTCAGAATAGTATTCAACTTGTTGAACACTTTAAATAAATCCAATAATATTTTGGATTTATATTCTTTCGGTGACGGTGATGTCCAGGGAGTTCTTTTCAATTATACCAATGCCATAAAAGGATTTGAAGCTTATATAGATAAGCTGAATAAAAATATTTTTATAAAATGTAATATAAGCGGAGCGTATCTGTTTAACTGCGCTTTTAAATACAACATAATTACTTTTAGGGCTACTAATTTACTTCCTGAAGGGCTAGAGAAAATCCCTATCAGTTTTTTGGGAAATATTGCCAATAATAGTGGTAAGACCGAAGATAGACCTACTAATGCGGATAAGGGTTTTCAATATTATGATACAGATATAAACAAGCCTATTTGGTGGAACGGTTTTTCATGGACAGATGCCAGTGGAACTACAGTATAATGTTTTACTAATTGTTTAATTATTTATGGTATGAGAAATAACATCTTAGGTGCGGTGGTCTATCTATCCACCGCCATAGTATTCGGTGGCAGCACTGCACTGCTGATGCTCTTTATCAAGGAGAACAGCGACCGTTGCCACTACTATAACGGCAAGTGGAACAAAGCAGACTTGCTGTGTGGAGTTGCTGCAATATGTGCAGGCATGGTTGTTAATCATTATCTGTTGAAGTTATGAAGAAGTTAGTGTATATAGTATTTCTTGCGTTGACGGTGTATTCCTGTAGGACGAGGACTGTTTATATGCCGGTTGAGACAAAGGTTCTTGACAGTGTGGTTTTCCATGATACTACATTTCAAGAGAAGCTGATACCGTACAAGGACAGCGTATCTGTTGCCGATACAACGTCATTCCTTCGCAATCCGTATGCCTACAGCTATGCTTCATTTAGCAACGGGATATTGAACCATTCATTGGGCATTTATCCTCATGCTACGGTAACGGTCAAAATGCCGTATTTTATCGAAAAGATAAGAAGGATTGAAGTGCCCAAGCCTTATCCGGTAGAGAGGGAACTGTCATGGTGGGAAAAGTTTAAAATCAATTACGGTGGTGCCAGCATTTCGATAAATCTGACATGTGTTTTATTCGTAATTGTTTGGCTCACCATAAAGATAAGAAAGAAATTAACGATGTAGAAGTTGGCTTGTAGCTGACACTCTTTCGGGGCTTAGAGTAAAAAGAAAGCCCCCAACGTTCAAATAATTATTGCCACATAAAAATTTGAAAAAAGCATAAGACACCGCACGTTGGAGGCTTTAATATCTTCAACACGGTATCTTATGCTTTGTTCGTATATAATCAAATATTTTATGTGGCAGGGCAAAGATAAATATAAAATTCAGAAAAACTATGTGTAAGTCAGAAATCTTTGCCGAAACAATTAATCTCGTGGCGCAGGAGACCGAAATACCCGCCAGCCGAATACTATCTTCGGATAAGGATACGGAAACCGTAGACGCCCGCTATTTGCTTGTACAGTTGCTTGTCGAAAGGGGAATGTACCCTTCACAGATAGCTCCTAAAATTCACAAGACCAAACGCGCGATAAACTACATGATTTCCAATTTTCAAGAACGTATGGAAGGCGGGAAAATGTTGAGAATATATTGGGAAAACATTAGGAAAGCGTTGGGAAACAACTGATTTCATGGCAGTATCGGTATTTATACTTTTGTGATGCGGTTGATTTTGACCGTAATACAAAATATAAATTTCTATGGAAAGAACGTATGTCTTCAATCAAGACGGGAACAACGGAAATGGTGGCGGAAGCAAATTCGACATCATGGCTATGTTGCCCAACTTGATGGGAAGCAAGGGTGTAGACCCCGGACTTCTCGCTTTACTGAACCAGGGACGTGGCAGCCAAGACCAATGGGGCGGCTCGTGGTGGTTCATCTGGATTATCCTTTTGTGGTTCTGTTGGGGCGGCAACGGCTTCGGCAACCGCTTTGGCAATGGTGGCGGTCTGCCTGCTGAGCTTAACGGTGATGTCGGTCGTGAATACCTGATGTCAGCCATTCAGGGCAATGGCAATGCCATCAACCAGCTTGCTTCTTCTTTGAACTGCTCTACCCAACAGTTACAGAGCGCCCTGTGCAACATCCAGGGACTTATCGCCAATGTGGGCAATCAGGTGGGCATGTCAAGCCAGCAAATCATCAACGCATTCCAGTCCGGAAATCAGGCTGTTCTTACTCAGATTGCAGATTGCTGCTGCAAAAATCAGACAGCAATTGAGCGTCAGGGGTATGAAAGCCGCTTAGCAAGCTGCGAAAACATGAATACGCTTACACGCACAATGGAAGGGAATACGCGTTCTTTAGCGGACGCTTACCGTGAAGGCTTCCAAGCACTTGTAGCAAAAATGGATGCGGCAGAGGCGCGTCGTCAGCAAGAAGCGTTGGCTGCTAAAGACGCTGAAATCTCTACTTTGAAAGGTGAAATTTCACAGCGTAATCAGAATGCAACTATTCTTGGAAACGTAACGCAACAAATTGCTCCAATAGTAGCAAGTCTACAAACATTGCAGGGAGAGGTGGATAAAATCCGCTGTTCAATGCCGCCTACAGTAGCAGTGCCATACCCGCAATTGCAAGCCATCAACACAGATTGTTTCCGTGCTGCGGCTTTCGGTGCTTACGCCGGTGATGCAATGTATGGACGTGGCGGTTGTGGTTGTAACAACTACTGGGGTTAATTCCGGTAAGAAAGGGGGTAATTATGTGGCCTAACTTTTTTACAGGATTTCCTTTCTTGTTCCCTACTATTGGAAGGGCTAATTTCAATACCCTTCCTACGGTAGCCGTAACGGTCGGCACGGAGAACGTGACTTTGGAGCTTCCTAACCATGCGTTCCGTAACAGAAGCTATGTAGGCGGTTTCTATGTCAGTCTCCGCCAGGCGATACCAGCCGGCACGACTGCTACACTCCCAATACTGATAGGGACTAACGGGGATACAAGACCGTTGCTGGCTTACAACAATGAGCCGGTGACTGTCGGCAACCTTGCCGGAACGGGTATCTACGAAATTCACTATAACAAGTACACCAACGAACTGTTCCTTGTTAACGGTGGGTATCGTCCGACAACCGCATCGACACCAACTCCGACAGCAGAAGCAACCGCTCAAAAGAGCAAGTAGTTAACATGGGGCTTTGTGGTTGTTTCCAAAATGGAAATAGCCACACCCCTTTAAAATCAAACCAATATGTTTCAATCACTTCGTACCAATAACCAGTTGTATATACTTCATAAGGATGCTAATCCGTTTATCGAATACGGTCCGGTAGTCAGCGTTTCCGCTCCTAAGCCGAAATATCCTATGGCACCCCCTATGGGACAGTTGCCCCAAATGGAAATGGTTGTGGATGTCGTTGTCTGTATCAACGGGCAGAACACGACTTTTCAAAATCTACCTGCTGGCATGGATATAGCCGACTTCGGACAGAACGGTAATATCGTAGTGTCATGCTCTCGTGATGCGATGAATAACGAGGTCGCTTCTATGAAACAGAAAAGCATAGACATCATCAATAGCATGGACTTCCACAATTCCGTTATTGCGGGATGTGACAAGATGCTGACGCTCTTGAACCCTGAATTTGCAGAGAAACAACGTCAGGAACAGGAAATATCCTCTCTGAAAGGGCAAATGGCGGAAATGAGCAAGAACATGTCCGACCTTATGGAATTGAACAAACGGCTTATGGAACAGCTCGGAGTTGCTGAAACATCTAAAACAAAGAAATAATATGGGAATGTGGGAAATATTGGAAGAAGGACGCGGAGAATATGACCGTGACTTCGGTATGAGAGGCGGTAATCCTATGGAAGAAGCCTATAGAGAGGGTTGCCGTCATGGTTACGAGAAAGCCATGCGTGAAATGCAGGGCGGTGAAATGGGCTATCGTAACAGCGGTAGTTCACGCGGTGGAAGCTATAGCGGCGGCTCAGATATGGGCGAACGCCGTATGCCGGGTTACTTCCCGGAATATCCGATTTACAACGAACGCCGCGATTCACAGCCTTACGGTGATGATATGGGCGAACGCAGACGCAGACGCGCCAACGGAGAGTTCATGTAATGGAGAGGGGATTATTCCCCTCTTTTGCCAATCACTTAAAATCAGGAAAATATGAAACAAAGATTAGATACATACGACAGAATACCGCCTGCAATGGCTGATTATCTCAGCCAGTACGGATGGCATTTCAGCAAGAAGATGTGCCTATGGGCTGTTTCCCGCATGAAGATGGAAAACAAATCTACGGGCAAGGAGGAAAAACTTGAACCAATCAGCAAAGAACAGGTAGAGGAACTTCTTAAAAAGTACAGTATAAACCTGGAGAAGGATGCAGGGTACGACAGCGTTTACGTGGCAAACATGGCGAAGTCGGATTACTACAAAAGTTCTATCACTGACGAAGCCCATCTCGCATTGTTCATTAAGGATTACATAGATGATGTGGACGCTTACAATGGAATGCCTTTCACGCGGTTCTATGCCGACTGCATAGGCTCCGGCAATCCGATTATTTGGTCTGAATTAATGTAATTCATATATTTGCATAAACTAAAATTTGTGCTATATGAAAGAAATTTGGAAACCAATTAGTGGATTTGAAGGACTTTATGAAGTATCTAATATGGGAAATGTAAGGTCTGTTGACAGGATTGTGAAAAGAGGGAATTGCTTTGAAAAAAGAAAATCTCACCTTATGTCTGCTGTTGCTTCTGATGGTACTCATGGATATTCTTATGTAAACTTATATATGAATGGTAAAACATACCCGAAAAGAGTGCATCGGTTAGTCGCAGAAGCATTTATTCCTAACCCTGAAAATAAGCCTTGCATTGACCATATTAATACTATAAGGAACGATAATAATGTTGAAAATTTAAGATGGGTAACATATAAAGAAAATGCTCTAAATAATATAACATATTCTCGATGTAAGCAAAATACTTATTCAAAGGATTCAATTAGAAAAGCCTTAGAAACAAAAAAGAAAAACAATAAGAAAAGAGCTCCTAAGACAGTCTACCAATTTGACAAGCAAGGTAATTTTATCGCTAAGTATTATTCTGGAGCGGAAGCATCAAGGAAAACAGGAATAGATCATAGCAGTATAATAGATGTATGTAATGGAAAATTAAATACAGCTGGAGGTTATTTTTGGGGATATGATAAGGATAACGTTAATATCAGAGAATTGCCTGTTACTGCCAATGCAAGGAAAGTTTTGGTTTATGATAATCAATGGAATTTTATAAATGAATTTGGTTCTGTGTCCGAAGCAAGCCGTTTTACAGGTGTTTCAAAGTCGCATATAGCAAGAGCTACTAAAACTAAAAAACCGAAAGGTAAATATGGATTTAGATATAAAGAACAAAAAGAAACATTTAAAACATGATAATACAGGAATTTTACATACCGGATTATGATTGGGAAGTAAGGGTATATTATGCGGTGGACTGCTATTATACCGACCGTATCATCGCCGACCTTCAGCGGGTAGGATGCAGGGGGATGGATTTGGCGAATGCCTATAAGAACATGCGCTCCTGCAATCTGAATACGGGTATCACTTACTCTAATATCCGAAACAGGCAGACCGTAATGGTTATAGCCCTTACCTCTTCCCCGGCAGAGTTTCAAAACTCTTTCGACCATGAAAAGGGGCATCTATGTCGGCATATCTCACGGGCGTTCGGCATCGACCCGTATGGAGAAGAGGCGCAGTACCTTAGCGGATATGTGGGACAGAAGATGTTCCCGGTGGCGAAGAAATTTTTGTGTGAACATTGTAGACGTAGCTTATGTGGAAAATAGTACAAGCCATTTTATCAGGCAAATCACGGGAAGAAGTATATAACATGCTTTCTCCCGAACAGAAAGAGACGCTGAACAGCCTTGCCATAGCAAATGGTATAAACCGCCAACAACGTAGAAAACTTGAACGTGATGCGAAAAAGGGATTACATAGATGAGCTGCTTGAATTGGCGGACAATGTCCTTTACATGGACTATTGCCGCCTTTTCCGGGTTATCCAATGGAACGTTTAGAACGCTTTGAACGGGTTCTCCATTGGGTTATACCGCTTGCCGTTTTGGCGAGGGCATTAGCTTGGTGTCTCTAATTCTTTTACATCCTCTAAAGCCTTATATAGCACATATAGCGTACCCATGTGACATTTGAACAAGTCGGTAGCGCCTTCTTCTACGTATTGTGCGTAATCAAACACCAGTTCAATAAGCTCTTCCCGTAATTCTTCGGGAGATATGCAGTCTTTGAATAATTCGTCTATTGCGCTAAGGTCGTATTTCTTCTTAGCGGGTGTTGTATTTCTTTCCATGATGAATATTTGTTTAGTCTTTTGATAAAAGCCTGTCCGCAATAGATACGGACAAGGCTTGATGTTATTTGCTTTTACGTTCCTCTTCGAGCATTTCCTCTACATAGGAAACTTTATCGAGGTTAAAATCAAGGATATTTCTTACGTCCTTGTGCATTTGGATAAGTTTGTCTCTGTTGTCACTGAACTTATCCATTGCCCTAATATCCCTGATTATGCGTTGGATAAATTCGCAAACCAATGTAATGCCAATAGCCATTCCGTCAGCCGTATATTGCTCTACTGCCTTATCCATAGCCTTATCCGCAAAATTCATTGGAACCATATTACCGTTTTCATCTTGCTTATAAGTAGTAATTTCTTTCCCGAAAAATTCCTTAAAAGCATCGGGTAATGAAAAGCTTGCATGGGCTTTTAAACATGTAATCATATACTGTAAATCGGCACAGGTAGTTTCTTGCACAATATCCCTCCAATCATCTTGCACCATTTCACCAAGAGCTGTATGATGTCTCAAATCATCTTTGGTTAGGTTTAAAGTTCTTATGCTACCGTCCTCATTGTAATCTGATTCTTCACCTCCATATTCGTTGATAGATTCAATCCTTTTTGAACAAGCATAAAATTTCCACTTCCCTTCGTATTCGGAAAAGTATTCATTAAGTATTTCGTTCCATTCATTAAGCCTTTCCACAACTCCATGAAACCACAATTCCCAAAGAACAGTTTGATAAAAAATAGCAGAATAATCTTTATTCTCTTTCTTAGTGTCCTCAAATGTTCTTGGTGAAGAAAATATTCTTACAGTTTCCAATTCACCAATAATTTTATTAAAATATACCGCCAAAACGCAGCTTTCGTTTACATTGCACATAACGTCATAGAACGGTGTTTTTGTATCTCTTTTCATAATGTATTGTTTACGTTTATCACTAATTTTAGAACCCTAATACATTAAGAAATTCATCAAACTTATCTCCATACCATAATGGTTGAGTTTCTTTCGGATTATTCGGATTTACTTGGTTTTCTCCATACAGAAGACCTTTCTCCGTAATTGACTTAAATTTCTTTTTCTGACCGCGTGAAGAATTCCTTTCTACCTCACACAAAAAACCTTTCTGCATGGCTATTTTATTGAAAGCCTGTGCAGAAATCTGCCTTTCCAGTCCTCTTTCTTCAAGAAGTTTTGTTGCTGATTTTATTATCCCTTTTGACGGGGTATAGTCTGGAAGCGGTAGATTGTACGGTTCAAGTATCTGCTTTGCAATAATTAGCTTTGAGTTCTCGTTCAAGTTCAAGAATTTTGCTGCCCATGTAGCAGCTTTCATCTTGTCGGATATGGTTGGCTGTTTCGTTTCTGTTTTTACCAAACTGATTATCGGTTCGGCTTTTCCTGTTTCCAAATCTCTCCAACGAACAACCAATTTTGCTCTCGTTTCATCATTGAATTTGGAAGCGACATACATACACTCATCGTAATGTAGTTCATAACAAGGACGAGTTTCTCCTTTTGCATCCTTGTATTCAACGAGCGCAAAATTGCGCCCGTTAACTTTCACCCATGCTGGTTCCATATCACGAATAGAGCGCATAACATCTTTGTGGTTTCTACCTGCGAGCTCTGCAATTTCAAGCGAGCTCATTGTTTTCTTGTTTGGATTTAATTCATTTGCCATTTTTGTAACGTTTTATGGCATTGCAGAAAGAAGACGGTCTGCAATTAACCCGCCGTTACACATACCTAAGAGGCAGTTGGGAGGCTATTAACTCTCCACACGGGTTTGCAGACCGCTATAATATACAGCGTTAGCTTACAAGCATAAAAAATGCCTGCATAAAGCAGACAACCGCCTGCCTCTTAATATGTGTAACGCTGCAAATATACCTCTAATTTCTATAACGCCAAATAAAAAACTTAATATTTTACTTTTCTACCCCATATCATCGCGTTATACAGCGAAGTGGCATACATTTTAATCTCATCCTTGCTTTCAAGGAAATCAACCTTAGAGGCTGCTATCATAGCCTCTGTATAAATCTCTTTGTTTAAAATATTATTCTCTTTCATGTTATCTGCATTTAACTTTTGTAAGTCCATACTTAGCCAATCTTAGATATATCGTCCTTACACTTACATCCAACATTTCAGCCATTCTGCGGGGCGGTATCTTTTCTTCCTTGTATAACTTGGTAATGTTTTCTTCCGAAAGCGGGTCAACGAAAGGTTTCTTCGGCTCTGCTATCCCCATCCGTTTACGTGCTTTCGCAGCATATGTTTCATTTTGTTTGTCTTTTGTGACGTAAATAACGGTGGTCTTGTTAAGGCGTAGAGGGAATAGCCTTCTTTCCACTTCCTTGTGTTGTTCGGCAAAGCTTTCCGCATCCCCGTTGACCGCAGTGTCAATCTTCTTGTATTTGTCCGGGATGCGGGAGTGTCTGTCTCTGATTATTCTGTCTGCTTTTCTCATTGGTTCAATATATTATACTAAATTTATGATACCACTTGTCCGCATGGCTGAACCATCCTATAATGAATGATTTACCGAAGAGGGTTGCTTTGTATAGTTTACTCATGCGTTTCTTTGTTCTTTAATTTATCAAGGAACTTGCTATCACCCGAATAATCCGCACCGATAGCCTTTTTGCTTTCAATAATCTGTTCCAAAACGGTTATAGCTTCCTTTTTCACTTCTTCTACTTCATTATAACCGCAGACTTTATCAACCAACTGCTCTATAGTCGATTTAGGCTTGGAAAGAGCCTCATTCAACTTTTCCAATCGCCAGTAGCAGTAATCAATTGTGGCGATGTGTTCCAGTTCATTCATAGGTATTTCTTTTCAACAACTCAATGTTTCTTTATGTAATCGACTAATTGAGAACCTAAGTCATGGAATTGAGAAAGCCCACTAAACATAAGACTGGCACTCATACCGCTGTGACCTTGGTCGATGAACATTTGCAAGCAGTTCTTGAAACGTTCTTCTTGAGGCTTATCTGTATTGAGTTCGGATATAAGTTTCAACAAGCAATCGAGTTCAAGCCCTTTATAGAGGTCGTTCAATCGTATAGGAACAATCTTATCCCAATATTCAAGATGTTTATTTGGAATAATACCACGTGCTCTTTGCCGGTATTCTATTGTCAGTTGCGGGATTTTGGCGTGGAACTCAGCTTCCCTTCGTAGATATTCGTTATGTTCATCCTGAAAATCCTTGTCGAACTCTGCCTTTGTCTTTCTCGTGACCTTCAAATACATTTCATCAAGTGCTTCACTTGAATACAGTTCTTTGTCATTGAATTTACAAAAACAATCTTCACCAGTTTCCTGCTTGAATTTCTTCAACTGTTCGTATGCGTAGTCAATGTATACGCCCGGATACATTTCTATTTCTTTCATAATCAATACTTTTTTCCATGTTTGTTTTCTCTCAATTCATTGTATCTCATCTTCTGATTGATATGCCATATAAGGTCTATGCCCAAATGTTTAGCAAGCCCGAAAATAGCCAATAGCATGCTGTTTAATTGCCCTCCTAATGGATAGCCGTATTCATACTCATATCTGATGGGAATTGTGGATATAGCGTATATACTTTCTGTAAAGGTCTCATCATTGCAACTTTCCTCTGCATCGTACAACATTTCTTCCGTAAAGTCCTCAATGTCTATCTTACGCAGTCCACACAAATCAAGCAGGCGGATTACAGCATCAGCGAGTTCTTCCTCTATGCTTCCCTTGATAGTTTCATTGTATGCAACTTCGAAACCTATCTCCTTGGGAGTGTCTGGAACCAGCCCCTGGCAAATACGACTATTGGCTATCTTCTTATTATACCAATCAACATTGGCCCGTTTCCCTTTTCTATTCGCTTCCACAGCTTCCATAAGCTCGGATATTACAAGGCAAAGGCAATGTTCGTTACTCAATTCTTCATCGTGGAAACCGTGGTCGCAAGCGGTTTTATAGGCGCGGTCGCGCAGTTCATTTAGATTCATCTGTTCTTTCTTTATCAGTTAATATTCCGTTTCTCTTGTCGTAATTACTCATACGGGGGCATTTCCCGTCACACCGCATGTTCACATGCACATTGTTTGCTATACTCGATATGAATGACTTGCTGTAATGCTTGCAGTGTTCCTGGTATTCTTTTCTATTCATGGTTAATCAACTAATTCAAATTCGTAAACGAAAACATAAGGGTTAGACTCCCACGTCCCTTTGCCGGAGACTTTATCTATCAGTTCTGCGAATGCGTCACGAGGAGTGCAATAAGGCTGAATGTCCCCTTTATAATAATAAGCATCCATAAAATGTGTATCTACACTTCCGCATTGTCCTTTGTAAATTCCTTCTTTCAGGCAATCTTCATCGGAAATGTCTTGCAACCGTTCTATCTTGATGTCGGTAATGCGGATATGATGGGGCATGAGGTCAGCACGGACAAACATTTTATTTTTCCAACCGGGTGCGAATTTAGTTTTAGTATAAAATCCTATTCCGTCCCTATCATTAAGTGCAATTTCGGGATTCATCCCTAAACTTTCATAACATTGTGCAATGGCAAAAACTCCACTAACCTTGTACTTCGGCTGAATAAACATTGGAACAAAGTCATTACAGTCCTTATCATATACAAGAATCTCAAAAAGGGGGCTAACATCATCTGATTCAGTAATCCTAAAACATCCAGCAGGATTTTCTTGATATGCTTTCGGACACTTAATGATTCTTCTTGTCTGCGTCTTCCGACCATCCAATACAGCCTGGGTTAGACTGTATTTATCATTGAACATTATCTTCTTCATTGTATTTTTTTTTAACTCTTTCAAAACAATCTCCATACCTTCATCCAGTCCTTTCTTGTAGCCTGATATATGCTCACCTATGTTGTAAACCAAGCATCCTGCAACGATAAGAATAACTCCTACAGCCCTATGCCAATAGGGAAAGGATACACTGAACGGTGAGAATGTCAACCGGAAATGCCCGATGAATAATGCTGATATGATGAATATCGCAAGAAAAAATATTAGGTTTGCTTTCATAATCATATAAGTTTTAATATTTCTCAAAATTTGGGATTTGTAAATAGAAAGAGTTTCGAGACATGGGAAGCCAACACTTTTGCTCCTCATTGCACGTATTCCAATTATCTTCCCCAAATTCATCATTTAATGCTTCCACTATCTTATAGGCTACATCTTTTACAAAACGAGTATTAAGTATCCTCTTGCCTTTAATAACGATTGTAGGTGTATAGAGTGAAATTTTATACTCCCCACCGTTTTCTATCGACCAGCTACCTTGTGCTACTGTAATGTGCGGATTGGTTTCATTCTTATACTCTTGTACTATACTTAGATAGCCATTAAAATAGTTGGCTATTAGTTCCGACTTATATACTTTTAGCCCCGTTGCTTTTTCTAAAAGTTTTCTAAGCCTATAAGCATCATTTACAACAGGGTCCATTCTCATATAAGTTTTAATGCTTCTTGTATCCCGGCTTCCAGTGCTTCCTCGTAGCTTTTATAACGCACTAAAGGTCTGTCGGATAATCCCACTAAATCATGTTCCGGAATTGTCAGTATGTCATATATCCAATAATCCCCATGCATATAGGATACTTCAACGTGCAGCTTCTTGGTTTCGCGCAGCCACTTTTGGGCAAATGATTGATTTGGTGCAGACGTTAAATATACGGCTGTACCACATTTATAACATGGATTATCACTTTCACATGCACAGAAATTTTCGCATAATTCTGGAACAGGAAGCGAATTATAACTCAATCTAATTCTATTAAAGTCTTGGTATAAATTTCCATTATTTTTATAAGCAAACAATGTTCTTTCATTAAAGCCTTTCTCTTTCAGCAGCTTCGCAGTCTCTAATGTTACAAGTTCTTCGGTCATGGCTATTGTCTTTTCAAATTAATAATCTTCGTTTCGTAGTTGTCAAGCCCCTTTTTATGGGTACGGATAATCACTATACTATCATTGAGATAAGTCACGCTTCCCGCACTTGTACGGTGTTCTATAGGGTATTCTCCAGGGTTATTGCACCCGAATAGTGCAACTGTTGCCAAAATGATAATTATTTTCTTCATACTTTAAAGTGCTCAATCAGTTCGTTTACGGTAGCCTTGTGAATGGTACCTATGTTAACATCAATATCATTGTAAACCCAATAAGTATAGAACTTGATTTCCGGGCACAGAATCCATTTATCTCCATCGGTAAACCATTGAAACTTATCTGTATCATCCCTTAATGCAGCGATAGCCAAGAAAAGTTCTTCGTTGGTTCCGCAATCAACACTATCGGTTTCGTCAGGATGTGGAATGTTACTGAAAAACTCAACACTATATAGACTGTATTCGGGTCCAGTGAAAATACATAAATCTTCGTTAAGTTCCGCCCCAAATAATCTATATCCCAACTCCTCCAACTTCTTCCGAAGCTCCGGTGTACTTTTTCTTATAAAGCACGGTGTTGTAAATCCCATAGTCATTCCTCCTTATCTATCTTAATATCTGTTACTTTGCCACGATTGATAAAACCGCCACAGCTAAACAAATCGGTCATACATGCTGCGTAGTCCACCTCTGCGCATTTCTCGTATAGAGAACATAAGGCGCAATGAACATAATCTTGCACCGCTTCATGCAGCACTCCGTCTATTATTATTCCGTTCTTTATTTCCATGGTTATTTCCCTTTCAATTTCTTTATTAGTGAATCAGCATAGTTAATTGATTCAATAGATATTGTTTCAATTACATCTATCTTACTATCAGGGTGCTCATCCAAAAACATTCCTAAATTTTTCATCCAAAAACTATTTGATATTAAACCTTGCATTGCAGCCTTCGCCAGTTCATAACGCCTTTGCTCCCAATCAATAGTTTCAAAATTATCAAAGAAGTCGAGTTCTGACACTTTGAAATACCTACCATTCACTAAGGCAGTCCCAACATCAAATAAGCCTTCAACCTCTACAATCTCTCCGGTTGATTTTATTCTTGCTTTCATAACTGATTAGTTTTAATATACCCATTTTCAATACACCAGCACAGCATCTCGTAGGCTGCATCCAATAGATTTCCGGAAACTTTAACGATGAATGGTTCAGATATGCCTCTTTGGTAACTTATAGCCCAAGGACCAGAAAAAAGAGGTTCAACGCACATCTTATACATTACACCGAAGTCATTTATGTATCGCGGTAACTTGCTGAGAATATCCTGCAAGGTGTAAGTAAATTCTTTTTCTCGTAATGATATGTCTGCATACCCCATTACATGAAGTACCCATTCGTGTCTTGTGGCAGAACCTCTTTGAAATATCATACTTGCATCACTCGTATCTAATCCAAGTTCCTGCAAATGTTTCATTTGGTCTATTGATAATACTTGTTTTGATTTCATAATTCCTCCTCCAATTTTTCCAAAAGTTCCTTGGATAGTATTTCACAGTAATAAATATTGTCTATCATCGCGTCGTTAGAACTCACATCCGCCTTAAACCTCTTAACGAGTACCCATCCATACCACTTTTTCACTTGAACGTCAAAAATATGGCCATATACTCCATGTGTCTTAATTCTGTACTTTTCCATCTCTTGTATTTTTCTCGAAACATTTCACATCCGGATAGAACCAGTCCAAACTACCAGCTATCCCGTCCAGCCATAAAGCACATACATATCCGCGAGAACGGTTCTCTCTATCTACCACATGGAGATAATGCTTGCATTTTTCACAGCAAATATTGTTGGTTTGTTTATCCATAATTCAGTCTCCTTTCTCCTTAATCCGTTCCAGTACATCCTTGTTGGCTTCGAGTATCCCCTCGAAAGAGGGGATGGGAAACCATGCCAGCACGATACTGTTTCCGTGAATCCACATTCCCTTTTTGTCTAAATTGCTATTTCTACAAAACTTTTCTTCTCGAATACATGGTGTGCCATAACACATCACCAAAACAAAAACTTTTTGCCCCTCTTTTGGCAACTGTTCCTCAACGCTTATCCACGGAGATTGCCTTGCCTGCCAGTCTGCACCTTTCTTAAAAGCCCGTAATACAATCGCTTTTGCCAATGCCTTGATAGCTATACAGTCTCTTTCATCATAGGCAAGCTCTGCATCTTTATTATATGTACTTTCACTCCAATGAGTGCAGGCTGCTTCTTCTACTGTCTGTTTCATAATCAATAACTTTTAATTTTCTTATATTTACCACATGCTAATATTAAATTTCCACTTTTGTGTAATTACTAAAATCACAATACAAGTATTGACACCAACCACCGAAGCGATATTTATCATTTAGATACCTACATTGGGAAGTCCACTTACTCTTTGTAATAATCTCGTGTACCGTTCCTTTATGGATGAAAAGGTCGCCTACTTTTAAATTAGAAAGTTTAACTGTTTTCATTCCTTCCTTTTATTCCGTTCCCGATTGTCTTCCGAAACACACATTTTGCACCATGATGTCTTGATTTAGAACCATTCTTCATCCACTCCGACCTCTACCGAAAGCCAGTCCATGAGGAGAGTTATAAGGTTATAAATAGGTTTCATTTCACTAAACTTTTATCGCGTTGGCAATATTATCCGCATCCGACAGCTTTCTTACCAGCACATCAAACGCTGCTGTACACCGCTCTGTGTTCATATTGACCGTTTTCCCGATTTTCAAACAGTCGGAAGCAAGGTTCATCACCCTTGCTACATTGGAAAGCTTCAAATATTCCAACGTGAACCCGTTGAACCGTGCGTCTTTCTTCCGAAGTTCTTTAATCCTTTCGTCAAACTGGATGCAGGCGTAATCACACAATGTTCTTGCAAGTTCGAACCTTGCAATCTCTGCGGAATGGGATATGCCGTTATCGTCAAGAGCCTGCTTGAACTGCCAATACAGCATATCCACGTGCTTGTTCACTTCTTCCGTATACTTGTCGTTGCAGTCGGCGAAAAACTCGCTCCGGTCTGAACCGATAACGCTGTTTACAGTACGCTCGTATTCCTTTCTTGCCTTATCGGCATCATTCAAATACCGCTTGAATGCCTGTTTGTAATAAGGCGTTCTTTTCATTGCATGCAGGCACTCGATAACCTGCCCGCAATAGATGTCGTTCGTGAACAGAATGTTGTAGGTGCACAGAACTACAAGGCTCTCATATTTGCTGATTATCTGATTTGCCGTGTCGGTAGTCATTGCCTTGCCTGTTCTGCCTTGTTCATATTCTTGTTTCTGCTCTCTTTTGCAAGTTCATCAATCATGCGCTGATACTTCCTTGCCACCAACGGGCAGCGTATGCGCATTGCATTGTCACGCTGCCACTCCAATTGTTCGATTTTCTTTTCAATCTCTATGTCCATGATTATTTTTTCTTGAATTTCTCGCATATCCTGCCGTATCTGCCACAAGCGCACACTCTATGGCTTCTAATTTTACAAAAGCATGAGTTCTCGATAAAGTCTGTGGCGTATGAGCATTGGCGGCAATGGACGGGGGAGAGGGGGTCTTTTTTCTTTGCCATTATGTTCGGTTAGAAAGGCTGTTCTTCTTGGATAGAATCACTCATATTACCAATTGGCACACAATCCAAATCGTAAAATCTGGTTGTTGATGCGTCAAATCCGCATATGAATTTCAATAATCCGATATTACGTCCTTTGGCAATATCAATCATGGCAGTACCTTTTGTGCTTACGTTCTTAAATTCATCTGGATAAGACTTATCTTTTACTTCTGGACGATATATGAGGATTACCACATCGGCAGCTTCTGCTATCTGCCCGCTATCTCTAAGCCGTGCAAGAGTAGGAACCGGATTCAGGTTGTCCCTGTTTAATTGGGAAAGGGCAATAATCCATATATCCAAATCTTTTGCCAAGTTCTTCAATCTTCTCGCTACATCACCCATCTGCTGCTCCTTATTAGCACCTTTCATGTTGACATTCAATATTTGCAGGTAGTCAATCACGGCACCGTCAATATCATGCTTTATCTTCATGTAACGGATAGAGGATATAATCGTGTCTATGTTTGATGTACTCCGGTCGTCAAAGTATATGCTTTTCCCTGCAATATTTCCAACCCCTTTGTCAATGGCCTGTATCTGTGAATCGGTAAGTCTCGAATACATGATTTGATTGGCTGGTACTCCACTTTCCATAGAGAGAATACGAGCTGCGATTTGCTCTTTTTTCATCTCCATTGAATACATGGCTATCTTTGCATCCGAACAGGTCGCATTTCGCATCATAGACACTGCCAATGAGGTTTTTCCCTGCGATGTTTCACCTGCAACGATTATCAAATCAGATTTCTGCAATCCTCCGGATTTGGCGTCTATCTTCTCAAATCCTGTTGGTGTTCCAGTCAGTGGCTTGCTGCCGGATAGGTTCTCGTTAATCATTTTGTACACATTTTCAATTCCTTCATTTATCGAAGAAACGGTAGTACTGCTCGATTTGAACAGTGAAGCCATATCTTCATTGACCCTTTTTGCCACATCTTCAATATCTTCTGCCTCAGTGTATGAGTTGGAAACAAGATATTGTCCGATTGAATAAAACTTCCTTCGTATGTGTAAATCTTGAAGTCTTGAAGCGTATTGGTAAAGGTCGAATGTATGACACGATACAATATTCATGTATTCAACAATGTCGAACTTTACTCCGTTTTCTTCCAATTTACCCTTTACGAAAACAAGGTCAGCTCTATTCCCTGATGATACAACCTGAAGCACCGCCTTGTATATCTCCGCATGGAACGGATTATAGAAACATTCTTCGGTTAAGATGTCCCTTACCATTTCTATGGCATCACGCTCTGCTATGATAGTACCGAGAACGATTTTCTCTGCCTCTTCGTCACGTAATTGTACATTAACTTCCATTTTGATATTCAATTTGTTTTAAGACAGCATAATACAAGACATCCCATTTAGAACGTATGTCTGACCTGCCTTCAATGGTGCGCAATGCGCTTTTAAACATCTCATTCCCGTATTTACCCCGTAGTAGCAAGAACTCTTCCTCGGTAGGCAGCCGCATATTTGAAAAACAATACGGAGCTTGCCTCTTGATGTACGACAAGAATTGGTAGTACCCTCTCTTGTCCTCTTTGACAGACAACAATAACTGTTCGTTCGCCGCCTTATACATGTCCGTTTTGGACTTCCCGAGTTCAATATCCAGCCACCTAACAAAATGAGCCATGCCGTCTTTAGGGCTTTTACGGACTTCTCCCTCATTTTGAAGTTTTTCAAAGAATTTTTTGAGATATTCCTGGAAATGTTCCAGGGTAAAGTCCTGATGTCCGGCAGACCTCTTGTTTATTACAACGGTTTCTATCCATGAACTATTGGCAGATAATTCCTCATAACATTCTTTTAGAGGCTTGTCTGATATTTCCGGGAGAAAAGCATCTACTTTATCTCCGTTAGGAGATTCATTAACATTATCATTATCATTAACAGTTAGATTTGTTGCGTCTTGATAGCATTTGTTAGATTTGCTATCATTTGTTAGATTTGTTACATCTTTATTGTAGCGTTTATTCATTGCTTTTTTCCCCGCTTCGCTTCGTTTTGCCACAATATCATTGTACTTGCAGGTATTGTAATCTATTTCTTTTTTAATGAAGGAGAATGCCATTTTAGCCATTGGTTTCAGCTCCAAAATTGTCCCCGATGCAACATACTCAATGATTGCATCGTACACTTCAAGTCTGACCTCCGATGGGTAACCTAATAGTATCTCTTGCCATTCAACATTAAAAATGAAAGATTTCTTTTTTGCTTTTTCTACCATTTTCTTTACTGCTGTAATTGTCGGAAATAAATAAACGCTTTCTATCCATGTATAAATGCAAAATGTTCATCTCCCCGCTTCGGGGACATTTCGGTATATGCTCTATCTCTTTGACAACTTCTTTGATTGAGGGAACTTTAAAGCTATCTTTTATTGTTATCATACATCTTTCAAATAGTCTTCCACCACATTGATAAACTCGTCAAGTGACCGGACAACGACATATTTGGCGCCGATACTTTCAAACTCCTTTTGATAGGCTTTCTGATTCTCCGACTGCCTGCCTGTTTTAGTCTTTAATTCCACCCCACAGAAAGGATAAAACTTATTCGGTATAAGAAGTATCAAATCGGGGAATCCTGCACGAACGCCCATCTGCTTGAACTTTGCTGCTTCGATTGCGTTGCGCTTTCCTCCATTAGGAGCATGAACCAGCCTTTTCTTCCATTTGGGATATTTCAAGTCCCAATATTTAATTATAGATTTTTGGAGAGAATCTTCTAAATGTCTCATATATATTTTACTTTAAGTTCCACATTCACCGGCCTTTCATCATGGAGAAAGCATCGAGTATCCTCTCCTTAGTCAACTGGATAGGTCGGGTCATTATTTCACTCTCTATGTTTTCCAACGGTATCTTCTTTCCGTCATAGGTAATAAGAACCGCAGAAGTTATTACGTAAGGACTCATGTCTTGTATTGTTTCTTTATCTGCCTTGCAATCTTCTTGCTCAGCTTACTTAGACACTCTGCCTGCTTGCTGTCACCTCCAATATTATGAATGTCTGACTTTCGGTCTGCAATAAGCTTCTGAATGATTGCACCTTCGGATTTGGTTATTGTAAGTTTCATAATGAGTTGTAGTTAGTGGGGAAGTTCCGAATCGAACAGAACACGTTATTTTGCTGGATGGTAAAGGATAATAAACTAATGAATAACTAATACTAATTTTAAAACAAAATAATTGGCAATCAAAAAGAATAACCGCCCAATACGTTCAACGCTACCATATTCCCCATTTTCTCGTCAGTCCCCGTATGCAGTGCCATTGGCGTAATCCTGGTTGGGCTTGGCGAGATTGTATGGATAAAATTATTTCCCAAAAACACCTTCACGGGCTATCGCTCCCGGATAGGCGGTCAAGCCACACCGGGATAGTTAACTGTTAGCTGAAATTAAATCACTTAACCCGAACCTTTCACGGGACTTCTGCGTGAGCAGAGGGCTTTCGGTTAATTATATCAAGTCTAAAATCTTTGTCTTTGCAATAGCGTCCAGCTTCATGTCTTGAAGCCCCTGTTTCATGTATTCCGCCGCCTTTCTGTTGGCATCGTCCATGTCTTTTGCTGCTATTAGAACATAATATTTGTTCTCTTTTTCTTTCCCGTTTTCGTCTACGAAAATCTCAACAAGAGTGACCTTATAAAAGAACTCATCTTCCTGCTTCTCATTGACAATCTCACGTATCTTACTTCGGCTGATTGCAAAAACATCACAATCACCATTGTATAACTCATTTCCTTTTAATTCCACATGACCGAAAAGCTCATCATCGGTTATGTAATGTTCGGTGACTTCCTTTTCATCACCTTTCTCGTTAACCTTGTTTACTTTTAGCTTAAATTCGTATAGCATGATATTATATGTTTATAGGTTACACATCAGAACGGGAGGTCGTCTTCCCCGTCGGTCTGTAAGGTTGGCGCTTCCACCGTAGCTGCGGCATTCCCGGAACCCTCAAACTCATAAGGCTTGAAGTCTCCCAAGTAAACCTTTGACTTGGCTTCTGCTTCTGTCTTGTTCGCATCCTTATACTGCTTTGATAAGTATTGTTTGCAGTAATGGGTATTGCCGTATTGGCTCGGCTCTCTACGCTCATTAATATTAACGTTAAGATAGACGGCTTTTGCTTTCAGGTTCTCGTCCATACTTACATAAAGGTCGTTTTCTTCTATCGGAATGACAACGCATTTCTTATTCTTGATTGTTGCTATGCCCGCTTTTTCGAGCTTTAGCAAATTTACGCTTCCGGTTAAATTCATTTTCTATTCAATATTTGATTAATGATTTTGTTTGCTTCGGTTATCCGTCTCTCAAATTCAGCGATTACGGCATCGTCCCTTGTTATCTCTACAATGTGAATGTTGTGTTTCAAGAAAGGGCAGAAAACGGCAAAATCAGCTTTGCCCAATCCTGTACAGGACATCTCCGCTTGTACTTGGTAGAAGTATAGAGGATTTACTGATTTAAGCGTATCGTTATCCTTAACCTCATTCATATACTCCATGAACTTTTTAGGAGTTGGGCATTTTATTTCCACCACCTTTCTTAAGCCGTCTTTAATCGCTATGCGGTCGGGAGAAGCGGAGAAGTAAGGTATTGTAGGGTGCTGTATACTTTCGCACTCTTCAAGTTCGCATCTTGTGACAAGCTGGTAACGTTCGGCGGCAAAATCTTCATTTTCGTGTCCGAACTCTATAAACTTGTTGTTGATGCTTACCTGGTTTTGGTATATCTCAAACAGATAATCATCTTCAATATACTTAGGGAGTAGGTTTCTTTCTGCTGCGACTTCATATATGTATGAAAGGGCTGTCTTCCCAAACAGCTCCCCTTTCTTTCCGCTTGTCATTAAGTCCCCGATGCGACTTCCTGTAAAGTTCCCCAGGCGTTGGCGAAGCCATCCAAAACTACCCTGTTCAATCATTTTGTCTCAGTATTAAATAATTCGCCTGTGTTTTCATCGACAACTTCCGCTTCCTGCAAAGCCTCTTTCATTGCATTGCGTCTGGCTTCCTCATTGTCGGGATTATCATTGTACGACACTTCGGCTTCGTCTATGTCGGTTTCTGCCAGGTTATCCTTTATAATAGCCTGGTCGAATGTTTGGGCACGTTGCATTTCAATACTTAAGATACCAAACTTAGAAAGTAGCATTTTTAAAACTGTCTTCTTTGCCATAGAGTCAAAGTCGGTAGACCATATGCCTGTGCCGCGTTTATACGTTTGCGAAAACTTCCTTCCGTGTTTTTCACAATCTTCCTTGCTCATATAGAGAAACTTCTCAAAACCGTTGATGAGACTGAAATAAGCCATATAGCCTACTATCTTATCAGAAGCGCGTTCTCCAAATTCATATTCTCCGGTAAATCGGTTCGACTTCTTTATCTCCCCCTCATATATCTCATTTACGTTTATTGTCTTATATTGACCGCTACGCATAGCAAGTTGAACAAAACCTCTCCAGCCCATTTGAAATTGCGCTTGATTGCCGTAAGGGACAACGTAAGCAAATCCGAGATTGGGATTGATAGGTAAATCTAAAGTAGCTGCTACCACAGCGGCATTCATGATAGACTGTGGTTCTGCCTTTTGAAGCAATGTATTGCTATTGGCAACCGCTACTATCGAATTGATAAATCCCGGCGCTTTCTTTCCGAGAATTTCTTTGAAACGTGCTTTCACATTGTCATTCGCAAGCATTGATTTAAGCTGCGGGATTGTCGTTATTGTACTCATTATAAATGTTTTTTAGTTTAACAATATCTTGGTAGTCCTTAACTAACGCAAAGAAACATCCTTTCGTCTTCGAGTTCGTCAGGTGTATAATCATATTGACTACATTCAAGTTCTGCGCGCAACTCCTCAATGTCTACCTCTATAAGCTGAATGATTTCTTCTTTTGAAGAATACCCATACTTGGGAAGATAGTCCAAATCGCAAGCTTTGACTTCGTTCAGCTCCTTGTACAGTTCTTCAAGTTCATTTTCCATTGTATTGTGTTTTTAAACCGCCCGTACAAGGTTAAAGGGAAGCGGTGCGCACTTCGCTTCTCTCACGGCTTTTAGTACGGTAATAGCACTACCTTTGATGCGGATGGAATAAATTGTTATTTCATTTCCACTGCCTCTCCATTCACTAAAGAATAGAAAGTATTCTCTTTGATTGACTTACCGTCTACTTTGAACGCTTTAACTGAAATGATAGGATAAGTGCTCCCGTCCCATTCTCCACGTTCAGTAAGCACAATCCAGCATCCTAATGCTCCCTTTGCCTTGCAATCCTTTCCGGCAGCAAGGGCTATGCTTTCTTTGCCGGTAGCTGATGCAGCACCTCGGTAGCCGGTAGCTGATGCAGCGCCATAGTCGCCGGTAGCTGATGCAGCGCCATAGTCGCCGGTAGCTGATGCAGCGCCTTGGTAGCCGGTAGCTGATGCAGCACCTCGGTTGCCGGTAGCTGATGCAGCGCCATAGTCGCCGGTAGCTGATGCAGCACCTCGGTTGCCGGTAGCTGATGCAGCACCTCGGTTGCCGGTAGCTGATGCAGCACCTCGGTAGCCGGTAGCTGATGCAGCGCCATAGTCGCCGGTAGCTGATGCAGCGCCATAGTCGCCGGTAGCTGATGCAGCGCCTTGGTAGCCGGTAGCAATCTTTTCCTTTACCCACTTACATTTGCTGAAAGTGAACTTGATTGCCGCATCAACAATGCTTTTAATACTTAACTCTGCTCCTATGTGGATTTTTGAGCAAGCAATTTTGGTATCATCCGTATCAACATCCATATCCCCACTTCCTTCAACTTCATGGAACTTGTTCATACCAATGTTTGCAGGAGGATAATAGCCAAATACATCTAAGGGATGAAGACAATAGTGGAAACCATTACTACAAGCGCTTATATCACCTTGTTCTTCGTAATCTTTTCCCTCTTCATATTTAAAATCCCTGCAAGTCATATCAGAATTGAAGCCTTTGAACCCTTTTATCTTACTGAATTCTTTCGGGATAGTAACATTATCAGGAAGGTTTGCTCTGAGAGCCATATATGCCATATAATTTGTATCAAACCCCGCTATTCCCGTCCCAATGGCGGTAAGAAGAAACTCCTTTTCAGGATGTTCGTTGGCAAAATTCCGTAAGTTACCCAAATAGGTTATCAAATCTTCTTCTGTGACTTTCTCCATATCTTCATTCAGCGTAGGAATAGCATAGGATTGCCCTTGCAATCCTTCGGCTTGTCCCATGATTGCACCGAATTTCTCAACTGCTAATCTGGCTGCTCCACCGGCATGGTTGCCGTTCATATTACTGCCAAAAACAAATATTTGATTCTCTTTAAGTTCCTGAATATTTTCAGGAGTAAATTTCTTTTTCATATTTATATTGTTATTAATTGGTTTCAATAAAAAGACCGGACTATCTTCACAGACCGCCCGGCTACGACTAAACAAATTCTTCATCTGTAGTGAAGATGTTGCGACACCCGGACTCGAACCGGGACGATTTTACTCGATATTGCCGTGAAGGAATTTCACCTATTATCTATATTTTCACGTGCGCCTTCGCAGGTTGAGGTTAAGGCGAATGCTTTTCTGCATATAGTGGCATTCCTTTTATCGTGAACCTCTTCAATCCTTGTGTCTACCATTCCGCCATGTCGCAGTGTTTCCCGGCCAGCACGTGGACGGGACTGTCTACATTAAAAAGCTATCATGAATTATTCACCCTTACAGGCTTTTGTTCCCCTGAACCAATTCGATTGGCAACATCACGTTATTATCAGGGGATTTTCTTAATTTTGTGTCGCCAAACTAAAAATTAAGAAATATGGATTTATCAGAATTAATCAAATGCTACAATATGGAGCATAAGTCTTTGTTTACCGCTTTTGCGGTATCGTTCCCCGTCTTATTTACTGTCTTGTATCTGTACATACCCAAGTTTGCCAACTTGGAGTTTTATGAACAGGTTGTTTTCTCAGCCACTGCATCTATCATTTGCGTGTATATATCGTACCTTTTTGTTGCCGTTGCGTATATAGCGGCAAGAATTCGATATAAACCCCAATACTTATTCCTACTTTCGGGTACCGTCATCGCCTCCTCCCTTCTTATCTTCTTTCCTGCTAATTACAATCTTGGATATAGATATGTGATAAGGATTTTCTTTCTTACATATATCTTCTTCTACGGATTTATTGCATTTGGCTTCTTGATTGTCAGAGCATGCGTGAATTGCTTTGTCTATTATTTTCGTCATCAAATAGACAAAAATAATGCCGCATCCGAACCCGAGAAAGAAAACGAAGAATAGATTAATATAATTGAAAAGCGTATCCATTGCTGTTACAATTTAGTTAGCTCCCGTGGGCGTTCCGATGGTTGCCTTACTACTCTCAAACATCTATTGAGAGCCACGGGATAATTACATATTACTTCAATTTTCTGATTATATCACCGCCATAAGAATATTGAGTTAACTCTATAAACTCATGTACGGTATAAGTATCATTGTCAATGTCTATTCCCTTATTGGCACAGAATGACAGCCTTCCTTGCTTGCACGAACCGGTCAGCACATGATGCCAATGGAACAATTCTTTAGCCGATACCTTTTTAGTAAAGTCCTGAAAATGCTTTTTAAAAGCTTCCAACCTTTCCTCCTCGGTTGAATCGTCATACAATTTTTCTTGAAGCGAAGCAAAGGCCTCGTGCAATGTTTCTCCATGAGCGAATTTCCCATTCCTTTTTGCAACAAATGTCTCAGTCAATGTAAAGTCATCGTTCAGTATATATCCTTTAGCTACATTGTCATGAACATGCTTGATAATTGTAGGAATATCATCAATGATATATGCTTTGTCGCCATTGAATGTTTTAATTCCATCGCCAGAGCCAGAGCCATAGCCAGAGCCATCGCCAGAGCCAGAGCCATAGCCATCGCCATCGCCATAGCCATAGCCATCGCCAGAGCCAGAGCCAGAGCCATAGCCAGAGCCAGAGCCATAGCCAGAGTATATACTAAGAAACTTTCTTATCTGTTCTTCCATACGGCTACCTCCTCAATGGATTTTATCGCTTCATCTGTACAAGGAATTATTTCTATAACCCCCAAAATAGAGATTATCGGTACAACTAATGTAAATTTACAATCATTAGGTCTTTTCGTTCCCTCAACAGCTAATTGGCTGATAGATGCAGCCCCATACCAACACCACAATCTTCGGCAGTCTGTCAATGTAACCTCACTACCATTTTTTTCTTTCAATACTCCGTAAAATACGCCCGCTCTGTCTGCTCTAATAATTACTTTTTTCCCAATCATAATTCTATATATTTAAAGATTAATAAATATTGGCTCCCTTCAACGCAACAATACGTGTTTAGCTTTCAGCGTGCCCGAATTTGACGGGAAGGGAGTATATATAATAAGCGTGTACGGGCGCCTTTCATTACCACCGCATGCTTTATACCGATTTAAGACTGTATCGGACGCTTATGTTGTCTTTATGACCTTTGTCTCTTGCGATACGGGTGCCCAAACCGCATACTCTCTACCGTAGGACATTTCGGTGCGAAGAGACAATCACGATAACCAAGCCTATACGGAGTCCCCGCGTTTCCGCTATCCGTAATTCCTTGATTAATATTAGAATAAGAATACAGTTTCAATAAAGACTTATATTCTTAATATCTACATCAATAAACCAATGAACGATTTATGAGCAAAGCTCAAATACTATATTTTGCTCCCTCTGCACGACTCGAACGTGCGACCTTCGCTAACCGGAAATTACCGGATACTAAACCTTCGAACAAGTAACCATAGCGATGCTCTTCCTGGCTGAGCTAAGAGGAAGGAGCGTTGTTCACACAACGCGGTTTCTTTCTATAAACCTTTCAATGCTTTTCAAGTCGTACCAAATGGTACGGTTATTATATTTAGAAAATGATATTTCGGCATTGTTCCTTAGTTTTTCCAACAGTTTATCACTGCATCCTAAGTATGCCATTGCTTCCTTAGCGGAGAGCCATAGTTTGTTGACCGGCTCTACCTTTCCTACAGATTTCGTTCTTCCCATAACCTACCAACTTAGACTGTCGTAATATTCTTTGTTATTTAAATAAGTCTTTACGATTTGAGTATCGCTACAACCTTCGCCGAGAGAATCTACAATAACATTGTAAGCCGTTTCCGTCATGTTGTATATGACTTCCTGATTATAATCTGATTTACCTGCAATGCCGAGAAGGAATAAGAAGCCGATAAATCCTATTGCAAACATGGCTGTCTGTTTTGATATTCTGTTGATATTCATAATGATATTATTTAAGTCGTTTTACTATCAACCCTTCAGGGCAGCTTGTCGAATAAAAGCTATATCCGTTTTTAGATAGTCTGGACATGGTAGAGCGGGCTACATTGGGTTTTATATGCTTGTCCTTTATAATCACTGTGTCACCGACTTTTATACTTTTTAATGTGTCGGATGGAGATATTTTCTTTACTGCTATTGTCTTGATGTCATTCATATTTATGTGCTAATTGTATTAATCACCCACGAAACAAGAGCCAAAACGCCCTCTGTTGTTAGAAGTATAATAGACGGAAGCCGGAGCATTGAAATTATCATAGGCGCTTCTTTTTGCCGGCTTATAGCCTTCATTCTCCTTTCTCAATCTATTAGTGAACGCTTTATCGTCAGCAGACTTATAGTCTACCATATTGGATATTTCCTCTTTTACGCGGACAGAAAACTTTGCCATCTTCCATGACTTTTTCAAGCTTTCAGACCAGGTGTATTTTCCGGTCTTGTAGAAGTTGTGAGCCTTTTTCATTATGTCTGATAAATCGTACTTCATATTTGCTTTCTTTATTTATTTTCTTATCTTTGTATTTACTTTAAAAAATAACGTTGTTGATTAACAACAGTGCAAAGATACAGTAAAATGCTGTATTGACAACACTAATACAGTAAATAAATGTATGTTATAAAACATGTTTTATGTAAAGTCTTGATTAATATATTGTTATGAGTAAGTATGGAAATACAATAACGCTAATATTGTCTGCAATATCTATCATGGTATCTGTGGCTGCTCTATGTAGAACATATCCGCATACATCTGATTTGGGAATGGACTATCAAGGGGTGATAGTGGGGATATTAGCGTTACTGGTTACGGTGCTTGTTGGAATGAACTTATATACGTTGGTAGATTTCGGAAGGGCGACAAAGGAAGTTGAATTGTTGAAAGCTAAATTACACAATGATATAAATACAAGCTTGGCACTAAACTCTAACGACACATTTATAATGTATCACTACTTGATTACTGGTATAGCTCCATTAGGTCTTGAATATAACCTTATACGAAGTGCGTTGTCTTCTTTAGTACACTTGTCAAGCATTGGGCAGTATGACGCTTGTGGTGTTGTTTCAAAAACATTGGTTCAATGCGTTGTCAACCCAAGCGGAATAACAATAACAAGAAAATCGAAAGAAGAATTACTATCACTATTGTCAGAAGTAAAGCAACCGAAGAAAATTCGCTTGTTTCTTGATGTGGCTCAACTTGTGACATCTCTGAATGTTCTCGAAGTTGTTCACAAAACATAGATAAAGAGAGTTCTTCTAATTCTCTAATCGTTTCCCAATGTTCGGGAGAATCGAAGTTTAGACCTTTAAGTTTTGGATGTTTTCTTTTTTTCATAACGAATATAAATTAAATATAAACTAAGAACATGATAATACACAAAGAACCAAAAGAAGAATTGCTATCAACAATAGTTGAAGTGCAAAAACCGAAATCAATAGAGGGTTTTCAGAAGGTTGTTGAGCTTGTTGCTTCAATAACGGTTTCCGGAGATAAGGGTGCTTAAATGCACATTCAATCTCTAACAAATCGCAAACCTCTTTGTGTATTTCTTCAAATGTATGCTTTTGGTGTCGTTTGCGACCAAAGAAAGAGACAATAGTTGGAATATCATACATGCCGTCAGGGTATCTGAATTCATCTAAAGGGTCTTCTTCTGTTGATTTCTTTTTCATAATTCGTTCTTTGAAATGTTGTACAATCGGTTATTATTCAAATTCAATGTATAATATCTACTCATTGTCTTGATATTTTATATATTAAATTATCACGCACGTATGTGTTTATATACGCTGTGTAATCCCATTCTCTCTGTAAATAATATATGTTCCCAAAATAGAAATATCATAAATAAGCAGCGTTAATGGGATTATCAAACGGATTTTCATAAACAGGATGCTTGGACACTTTGAGATTTGCTGATTCTACACGCTTCTTGTGATTATAAATAACGTGCTTATATTTCTCGGTAGTCCCTCTGTCGCATATAGAGTAAGAACAAGGAATGACAATCCATCCGCTTCCGTCTTTGGGGTTATAGATAAAATGTTTCCTTCCCGTTCTTTTGCGCCACTCTTCAACGGTGTTGGCATTCACGGTATGGATAACCATTTCCCCGTGCGCCCTTGTCTTGGAGATTACTCCGTTTCGGAACATTTCATTCATCAGTCTGTGTGCGGTACTTTTGCTTGAACCGGATATATTTCCAAGTTTGCGCAAAGTCAAATCCTTGGTAAGGGCACAACGTTTTTGTTTCGGTTTCCCGTTACTCTGCGGAAAGTTGTCTCTATCAATAGAATTGACTGCACAAAGAAGCATAATACAGTTCAGCTCATGCACAAGCATGCGAATTGAATATTCCTTCTTATTCAGTTTATAGCAATAATCAGAGGTGTAAATAAAAGGCGTACGCCCTATTGACCTTTTGATTTCCTTGCTTTTAAAAGTGTTTGCAAGAAAGCTGCCTCCTTTTATGGAAAACAGAAAACTGTCGTTTAACGCTCCGTTAATAAGGCGTTTGGCTTTATCGTGAGAAACATGAAACAGTTTCATCACTTTATAAGGGGTTACATCGGTAAGTACAGAATTTGAATACAGACACTTAATACCAATAGCAAAGGCAAGCAATTCTTTTTCAGCCTTGCTTGCCTTGTATCTTTTGATTATATCTATTGGTATATTAAGTATGTCCATTGACCGATTGTATTTTATAAAATAAAAATCCGTTGCTAAAGTAGAGCGGCAACGGATTTTCATATAAAAAGCCCACGTTAGGGCGATTGTTTAATCATGTGTCTGTTGCCGCTCTACTTGCAACGGATGCAAAGATACAGTATTTTACTGTATCTCCAAATAAATACAGTATTATTATGATGAACAGTAGGGAAATATTAGAGTTTATCACTGATAATGAGAAAGTGACTCTTTCTAAGTTATCTCAGTTGATGGGGATTAAGAGGGCACAGCCATTGTATGATATTCGTGATGGGAAAATAAAAGCCATAAGTGCTAATTATGCGGATAAAATATTATCAGTATTTCCTGAATATAGCCGGGTGTGGCTTATTACAGGAGAAGGACAACCTTTTTCTAAAAATGAGAACGAAGAAAATATTGGTGAAAGTATCATCATGGCTGCAAGTGAACGCTTTTTAGAGGTTATGGAAGGTCTAAAGATTGGACCATACGTGCTTGAAAAAGATTGTGGCGTGAAAAATGCACAAGCTAAAATATCCCATTATAAGAAAGGGGTTACTAAAGCTATTTCCGCTGATATAATAGTGCAACTTTGTGAAGCTTATCCCCAAGTCAACGCCAACTACATCCTCACCGGTAAAGGTCCAATGTTCCTTGACAATGAAACTTCACATTCGTCTTTGACTGAAAAAGATGTAGAAGATTTGCCATCTCCGGAAACTGCTGAATACTGGAAGCGAATGTATGAAACGACAGTAGTCATGTATGAAGCGCAATTTGAGGATTTACAAAGGCGATTTAACGTTCTGAACAAATCTGTGGAAGAAATACAAGACCTATTCAGTGAGAGAAGAAAGGCTGTTTAATATTTATGTTTACAAACATGTTTTAAAATAAAACTTTTTCAACATAAAATTTGTTGATATTTCATCTCTCACAAGACACAATTTATTAATTTGAAATATAATGAATGAAAATGTAAATCTAATGATGAAGCACATGCTCCGTCTCGCAGAAGCGTATGAGAAATTACTGAACGAAGTTGCACAACTGAGGCAAGAAGTCGCAATACTGAAAGTCGGAAAGGTAAAGGAAAAGAAAATTTATAATATGAAAATTTTAGGTAGCCAGGTTGGCGGAAGTTGATACAAAAAGCGGAAATGTGCTTCATCATTTGGTTTATGTAAAATAGAATAAACAAATAGTTTATTTACCCCGCCAGCCGTATTACTGGCGGGGTATCATAACGTAAACGTTGTTATTTATAATCAGTCTAAATTACAAATAAATCTGTCTCACATTTTGGTTACATCCTTATTTCTGCTTTACTTTGCATATAGTATCATAGTATCAAAATATGGGTAATATAAGATTAAAACAAGAACCTCGTTCTTCTAAAAAGAACATCTCTGATTTGAATAAATCTAACTCAGGGAAGAAGTTTGTATTGTCTGATATTTCCAAAGAGGAACTTGATAAAAGAAGAATACCCGTATATTCATATTTGCTATAATGCTTGAAAGCGCATATCCTTTCTATTTCATTCAAAAGGACAAAGGGGACTCACAAGGTCTCCTTCATATTTTATTATATAGATTCAAGTCTTCCAAATCAAAGTTGGTGTACATTGTTCGAGTAGAAGAATATGAACATAATATCTATGCCGTAAAGTTCTACCAAAAGAACCATTCCTTATCAAAGAACAAATACAGAATAATGACCAACACCAACGAACCAAGACGTATAATAAACACCTGTATAAATATCATGTTGTCTGTTTATCAGATGAACCCTAAAGCGTCTTTTGGATTTATTGGCTCAAACGGATTTGGTGAAGATGTATATTGCACAAAAAGATATAGAGTTTATTCTAAAATTATAGCAACTTATTTTAGCGATAAGCATTTTTATCATAAGGAAAATATAGAGAAAAGCGCATATATGCTCATAAATAATGCCGCTTTAAAGGAAACTCCTGATTTAGTAAGTCGAATAGAAACTTTCTTTATCGAGCAATACGAATATTTTGAGTAAGTTTACGTGAAATAAATGCATTGCATTTACGACACATGGACATTGAGCATTTTTGAAGAAAGGCTGAATATAAACCTTGTTATGCAAATTACATGCAAACCATCTTTAAATAACAAATAACAAATTGATTATCAATAATATAAACAACACATAATTAAACCTTCCAAGCTGAGGGTCGCGGGTTTGAGCCCCGTCTTCCGCTCTTAATGAAAACCTTGATAGTTAAGCAATTAACTGTCGAGGTTTTCTGCTTTTAAGAGGTTACTACAAGCATAGATTTAGACGGTTTCAGGGGTCAACGTAAAAACCTGAGGGATTCATAGTTTATGCATAAATTTTCGCCAGTCTGAACAGGAAGAAAGCTCTGTCCTTTACTCCT